TACGGTTTCTAAATTCAACGTATCCACTGATTTCGATAAAATCTTCAGGTAGGGAAATTGTATGATCTCCCGCATCAATAAATATTGAGAGGTTCCGCTCATAACAGCGAGCATGAAATGCGAAATCCTGCTGGGCTTCCTCTAAATACTTTTTCGCTTTCTGCTTGGTCTCATCAGACGGCTCGAAGGGAATCGATGCCCTGTCTACCATATCTGACCAAAGCATTATGCTCTACCTTGTGTACCAATACCTTTTGGCTTTTCGATCTGATATCTGTCATTCAAGGCTTTAATCTGACCCATCGCGCCGGATTGAGCCAAGCCTGCCCTTTCGCCCTTATTGTCCATTTTCCAAAGTTGAGACTCTGCTAAGTCTACGACAATCTCATGAAGGGCTATGTTAAGTTGACACTCTTCTTCTAAAGAGCCATCACCAGCCACAATATTCTCACCTGATATTGGAGCACTTGCGTCTAAATCTACAGGCTGTTTTAGATACCAAACATCAACAGCATCTACCGTACTTGAAGATTTAACTGTTATTGTTTCGTTGAACACATAAGATACGACGTTGTCCGCTGATCCACTCAAGTATGAGTTCTCCAGCCTCTTAACGTCTTTAGCGTTTATCATATTTGTGAAACCCAAGGAAGATAGGGCGTATGTACCATCCCCAGCACCCGCTGTTGATTCAGCAGAACCTGTGAGGTCGTAACATTCAACAGCCACGATACCATTTCTAATTGGGGTTATCCCCGCTGAAGTATAGCTTATTGCTTCAGAGGTTAGGCCGTTCTCATCTATACCTGTATCAGAATCGACCACCGCTGAATCCACCTCTTCCAATTCCTCTAAGTATGCATTGTCGATAAGATTAACGACTGTTTTTTGTGCAATATTAATTGCTTTAATTTTTGTTGATTGTGTGAAGGATGCTTCATCAGGGTCTTCAACCCTCAGTCCTAACATATCAATCATTTCAGTTCCGGTCATTCTATTTTTCCTTAGTTGTTAAGTAATCTCAGGGGACACCTAAGCACCCCCTGAGAAAACATTATTATGTTAAGATTGGTCTCCGACTACAACCCACGTTCCACTTGCGACAGTGCATATATACATTATCCCACTAGAAGTGTTAATATAGACAGAACCCTTAACAGATGCATGGTCAGGCACACCCTGTCCGGAATAAAACCGAACCCCACCAACTTGGGTGTAAACAAATCCACCAGCATCTCTATCACCTAAGACTCCGACCTTTACTTTGTCAGAACTTGATTGTGCAGTTGCCATAGTTTACTCCTTATCAGTAAGCTGAAGGTAAGCCTGTTATTGAACCCATGTAGCGAGGAGCAGAACAGGTTAATGCTCCAAGCCATAGAATCTTCGCGACGCGAGCGTCTTGGTTTACTGGCTTTTGAAAGCCCTCAAACTTGAAGTTTCTCTTTCTGTGATGCCTGAACTGAAGATAGTTTTCATTTAAGAAAAACATATATCCAGCAGGGCAATGATCGTCAACAACAATCGGAGTTCCACGGTACATAAGGTTAGTGAAACCAGCATCAGCAAGAGACTTGCTTGAAGCACCGAAACGCTTCTGTGCGGTTAGACTTTCCTCATAGGCATCGAACACCACTTGAGTTGTGACAATGATTGACGGTTTTTGACCGTCGATTGTTAAAGAACCATAAGCCTCACGAATATACTTCTGTATGAAGTCAGCGTGAGAACTGTCTACTGCTTGAGCGTAGGTCATACCATTAGTGGCTGTTGTAACCACACCAGCGTCCCACCAATCGTAGTTGCTTGAATCGATTCCACCTAATGATCTGCCAGTAGCGATTATACTCCGTAAACCTACAAAGTCATCACCGCTCCCGGTTTGAGTCCCATACAATGAGGTTCCAAACATATCTTTAAGTGATTTTTCAGCATTCTTAACCTTAGCCTCTAATAGATCGATAACTCGTTCCGCACCATCATTCAGAGCATCTTCTCGCCCGGATATAGAGATTGTGGCATAACATTGCTTCCAATCGTATTCTGCATCCGTAAAGACTTCTGAAGGTGAGGTATCAAGTATATCGTATCCGCTATAGAAACCTTTTGCATCAGCTTTGGCATATTCTACAGGCTGTAGAACTTTCATGCCGGACGCGCCAGCTTTAGATTTCCGCAAGAGACGATGGGTCAAAATATTGCTATTGAAGATGTTATCCACCATGAGAGGAACATATTGGTTCTTCGTCAAAGCAGATAAATTATCATAGTTTAAAGCCATTTGACTTTACCCCCTATTTAATTTAGTTAATTAATCAAAGAGCTGATAATCCTTAAAGGCTACCTCACGCGCATGGTCAAAGTTAGGGCTCTTTGTCACAGCGGGACTGTGATCACCCTTCGTCTTACTATCCACTTCAGGTATAGACTTTAACTTTTCAGCCTCTTTTAACGTCTTCATAGCTTTCACCACCGCAGATTGATCAGATGTTTTTGATTGTGCAAGGATTAGTGCATCTTCTAAATTGGGAATATCCCTTTCTACGGCAATATCTAACACCTCAGATATTGCATCGCCATCATCCTTGAGCTCAGGGTGTGCTGTTATAAGAGAGTTTATCTCTTGCGTCACTTGATCTTTCAAGTAAATCTCCTGCAACTGAGCCTCTAAAGCGTCTACCCTACTATCAGACTCACTGGTAGTAGACTGTTCCTGATCTTTCGCATTGTTTGAAAACTGTACGTTAGACTCATTAAAGAATTCATGGTCTTCGCCAAGAATATCTTTCATTGTTTCCACAACTTCCTCATCTTTCATCACACCACTGATTCTGTCGAGTTCAGCCGATAACTCAGATTCTCGTTGAGAGTTTTCCTGAGCTTTCTGAGTATTACTTTTCTGCCATTCGGACTTGTTATTGGAGTCCTTTATAGCCTCAGATAGCTGTTCCGCTGTGTAAGTAACACCATCTAATTCAAAATCAGATGATGCACTATCTTCCGTAGGGGCTGTTCCTTCTTCCGCGAGTTGCTCAGTTTCCTGAGTCTCCGCTTCTTGTGCAGTCGCCTCCTCACTGCTGGCTTCGCTTACCTCTGCATCCTCACTAACTGGTGTTGAGACATCTTCGATGTCTTCAGTAATTAGTGATTCCGCTACGTCTCGTGTTACCGATTCTCCGTAAGTTCCACCTTCTATGCTCTCTGTCATATTTAATTCCCTTTATAGGTTGTTACGCAATATGTAAGAACTGTACTAATAAAAGAATATCTAACCTCTTTCACTTCTAAAATAGTAAAAGCGTTTTAAGTTTGTACTTTATCAACTAACTCAGGATTCTCCATGAGCGTCTCATATATCTCGTCCTCATTGCCCCCAAGCTGGTCAGGAGTAACTGGAGCGTTAGCCTCCGCCTCTGCCTGTGCCTTCTCTTCCCGAATTTTGGCAAGCAACCTTTCTTTTCCGGGGAGCTCCATACTCTCTACTATGTACTCGGGGTCTTGAACAATCCCAAGTTGGGCAAGTTGTAAAATTTTGTTTTCGATGAACATCCTGTTCTCAGGTAACATCGATCCTGCCTTTGCTCGCACAAGCATATCGACATCACGAAACATAATGCCTATCATATCTCTTTGCTCGGTCTCACCACCCTCATTCACATAATTAACACGGACAATACTATTGCCAAGGTGTTTAAACATGGCAACCCACATAGCCCCAAGAGTAGAAATAGATTGATCTACGGTACGAGCCTTGAAATCAATCTTGGTTGTAGATGCCTGTCTATATATCTGAGCCTGCACACCACTGGTGACATTAGATGAATCCTTACCCTGAGTGGATTTATTCACGCCACTTACAGTTTCAAAAACATCGCCAAGAAGTTCATAGAAATTGAAAACATACCCCGGCATACTTGGAGGAGATTTCATATCCACACTCCCCGCACCCTTCTTCCGTATGACCGATCCGGGTTTGTTCGCGAGCTGATGCTCCACACCTGTACTCTCATCGATTACCCAAATCGGATTAGCCGTCAAATGAATATTATCCATAACCTGAGAGCTTATCCTGTCCATTGCTAAATTGAGAGACTTTAATCTTTTAGGTTCAGGCTTCCCCCAAAATGAATGGGGAGACCCTGTATTTTTGATAGCAAGAAAAGGGAAAGGATGAGGAAGGTGGTTCTCTCTGTTAAAAAATGGATACTTTGTCTGCCCATCGTAAAGAAGAACGCCGTTACTTATAATAACCTGACGCATCCCATTTGGATATTTATGTTTTTTAGTTTCTTTACCCTCATCATCTACGACGTACTCCTTAGAAGGATCGCGCATATAACACTCAATAACAAGGGCTCGTGGTTCGAGGTCTTCCATGGCCTTCCCCATGGTCTCATAATAGTTAGTCTCCTGACCTTTCGTATCTGTTACCTGAACCTTCTCTCCGGCTATATCTGTCATACCAATCTTTGTGGCACTAAACTTATCCAAGTCTGACATGGGCTTAACATACTTGCCGTTCTCAAATCTTTCCTTAATTTCGTAAATAGGCATAGGGGAGACCTGACAGACCCACTCAGCGTTTTCAAGTTTGGTGGCTGATGGGTTTATATAAAAATTAAAAGGGTCTATAATGTCCGCATCAGGGAGGTCATCAACATTGTTCCACTGTACTTTTATTATACCTGTCCCATACACGAGGTAGTCGAGCAAGAATTCAGGTATTATATTCTGCATATCTCGGATTGTCCAAAGTTCATCCATGAAGGCTTGAACCGTTCCAGCGATATCGCTTCCATGTTCATCTCCCGCAACTGCAATAATATCAATCTTTGGGGGTCTTGAGGATAATATAGGGATCATCGTATCAATCGCAGACGCTATTAAGTCTACCGTAATCTGATTTTTAAACTTGGGCATATTCATATTATCCCAATGATTACCCTGATATAATCCCTCTGCCTCTCTCCAAAGTTTTTCCACGCTACCCCTTGCCTTACGAGCCATCCCAAACATATTGGTAACCTTGCGTATAATCTCAGAATCCTGAGGGGAAGGTTGATACTTATCTAAAAGTTCTGTGTTGTCTGCCATTACAATTCCTTTTTATTAACTATGAGCCCCATGAGGGATACTCCTTGGGTTTACAGTTAGATCAATTGACGAAACAGCTATGTCTGCAATGGCCTGCTCAAACTGACCTATTGCATCCCCGCGTAATTCAAAATCAGGGTACTCTTCCGCACGGAGAATCACCTCTTTTGTATTTCCATTCTCATCAAACATTTTTATTTGAATTAATTCCTTATCCCTGTCCATGTATCATCCAGTGCTAATAGTTTTTCAAGTTCTCTTTGTAGATAGGGTTTAACACTGTCCTTATTAGGACTACCTATATACATCAGCCCATATCTGAGAGAATCCGCGCAATGGTCGTCTTGTTTAGTGTCTAAATCCTCAGGGCGTTTTTCAGAGTGAACCAACATTGGTAAAGTTCTTATCAGGTTCTTACAATTCTCAAAGACTTTAATGCGTGGAGAAGGTTTATCCGAATCATTCCACTCAAGGTATTCCCTCACTAAATTCCAGCCGTTAATACGGTCATTGTTAGCGCGGTTAACATTTACCCCATGGAACTGCATAATGTCAGCAATAGACATATGAGTGGGTAGGGCATTGCTCCAGTTATTTGTATTTTGAGGGTTTCGTATCCAACAGGCGGGGTCAGCTAAAGTATTCTGATATTTTTCTTTCCCGCTTAACTCTTTTATTTTTTCTATGTGATGCGAGAGGGGTTGTCTCTTTTCATAATGTTCTCGATATACGTATGCATCTCCGTCGTAATCCACAGCAATCCAAAGACAACAGAAAGGAGCAGAGAACCCATAGTCAATAGCACGATACCTATGCCAGTCAGAAGGAATTTTAAAGGGTTTAATAACGTGTTTTTCATATCTCCACCTGTTAAAATATTGTCCACTAAAAACGTCCCAATCACCATCCAGCCAAGCACGTCGTAACTCCTCAGGTAAACCCTCTAATGTTTTTACATAATTTGGATCATGTTTCATAAGGGTTGGATTATCATATACTCGGGATGGTATAAAAATTCTTTCTCTTTCAGTAATGGGGTCGATATACTCTTCCTCTCGGGCAACATCAACAAAGCGTTGTTTCACCCACATATGTCCAGCACCACCCGGATTTGTTGTACAAAATACTTGGGGGGTTAGACCCTCTACTGTAGAACGGCACGTAGATATAAGACGTAAATAGTTTTCCTCTTCAGGAATAATAGTGAGCTCTTCAATAAGAATTTTATGGTATTCGTGACCCAAATATTTATATGTTGCATCGCTATCTGCTAAGTGACCTGTCCTAATCTTTGCACCACTGGGAAACGAAAACTCTGCGGGATTGCCAGTTACCTTAACCCCTAAGCTCCTATAGAATTGCCGTGCGCGGTCGATCCAATCTCGTAAGTCATCGTAGTTTCTGCGAATAACCAGTCCCCTGTACTTTGGGTTCATAAGATAATTAGGTTCAATAAGCCAAGCGAGACCTGCCTCAGTTTTACCCCCACCTCTCGCACCTCCATACAAAACTTCGAATGCAGTTTGCTGTAGAGCTACAGTCTGAGCTCCCTCATGAGGTCGCCATATTATTTTTTTACTGGTCATTTCTTAAATATTTTATCAAATCGCGTGTCGTATTCTGACTTTGGAATTGATAGGGGGCGTTGTTTTGAGCCTTTCCCCTGAGTCCATTTTGATAGCCTTTTAGGCTCAATGTCACTTTTGGGAGTATCGAAGGCGTTCGTTACTTTAACCATATAGATACGTTATGTATTGCCGGACGTTTAACCCAACACTATGCAAAGTGGTTATGAAACACAAAAATTCGTGTGACTAACTATAATATGAACACAGGCGGATACGGAGGATTATATGCGGGAAGGGGGGGGCTGATTTGCCCCTTTTTATCGCTCGGGGAAGGGATGGTTTTGGTGGGCGATCCTACCTTATTATACATATCATATATTATGCCTCATTTTCATCCCTCACCTGATGACCCTCCAAGTATAGCATTTACTGATGTCTCTGCTACCTTGTCTACCTCTCCCCTACCCTTCTTGATAGATACCTTCTTTTCGGGGAGTACAATCACACCCTGAGTCAATTCACCCTGCACCTCCATCTCAATAGCCTTGAGGTGAGGAGCTATTCTATCCACCATCATCTTAATAGCCGTCCATTGATTCGCATCGCCGTCAGCCATTGCTGTATCCATGATCTTTTGTAGCAATACTGGAGTCTGAGGATGTTCCCTGATCCATTGACCCCATGATTTCGCCAAATTCTTTGATCCTTTTAATCTTGCCATGATTTTACTTTCAAAAATTAAAAAATGTGTTGGTTCAGGGTGCAATATATAATGAGAATAGCTTGCAAACTAACACAACCGTAAACTTTTTTGTCGAGAGTAAAGCTATACTTTGTTAGCCAATTGCAAAATAATGCTTGTTATATTTGTTACATATGCTATAGCTTGTGGCTCAAGTTATTTAACAATTAGATGGTTTTGAGCGGATGCATCGAGGGAATACTCCTCGACAAAACCTTGAGTGACGGCAGTACCGTCGCAATAAGTGATCATAGTGGAAATTGAGATGTAATTCAGCATGGATGGATCAATGACCGACTTACTTAGCAGAGCAGTCTCGGGTAGTTGCAGATTTATATAAAGTCAGATGCTGGCGGTTATCTCGATAGGATAGACGAT